CTCCGCTGTTTAATCTGCTGCTGTCGTATTTTCTCCCCGGTATGAAGGGCTTTTCTGTCTTCTGGTGTTAGCTCTTTCCATTTACTCGCTTTGCTCTCTTCTATTTGGTTCGCTAACGTTTCATTTGTACTAATTATGTCCCTGTAATACCGTGGTATGCTGTGCTTTGCTCCTTTATGGTTGATGTATCCGTTGCGGAGGTCTTGCTGGAAGTCGTTTATCCAGCGTTTTCCCATACCTTTTGACATGTCTCGGTATGGTTCCTGTAGTATTTCGCCGTCTGGTGTGCAGTATATCTGCTTCTGGTATCCTGCCTTCTTTAGGACGTAACCTGCGACGTATTTAATTCTGTCTTCTGTGAGTTCGCTAATGGTTACTATCCCGTTGCCCCATATTTCGGAGATGGTGTCTGATGTGCTGTTCGTAATGTCCCATCTCTTTAAGTCGTTTATCGCTAAGCCTAGTACCGCTGCGTGGTAGTGTGGTCGTTTTGTTCGGTCTCCGTATTCGCCGCATGTAAGATGTTTAATAGGTGAGTGTGCCCGTATGGGTATGGTAGCGCGCCACTGTTGATTCGCTCTGCTAAGCGTCTGTCTGAGTCTTTTCCAGAATTTCTGCATGTCTGGCTTTCTGAGTCCGTCTGGTAGGTTTTTGTCATCGTAGGTGAGTGTTAGGAAGTGTTTGTCTTCGTAGTATCGCGCTTCGTGTGTTGCTCTTATGGCTAGTTCCTGCTGTTGTATCTCTCTACAGCCTAGGCATTTCTGGCATGGGACCCATATTGTGGGTGTTTTGCTGTTGAGCTTTAGGCTGCGTCTGTACGGTGGTGCTCTGCCGTTATATTCTATTTCCGCTGGTATTGGGTGATAGCATGGCATTGTTTATAGCCTGTATCCGCCTCGTGCGACCATTAGGTTCGCTTTGGCGGTTCTTTTTGCGCCGTGGTTGAAGCTCTTAGCGCTTCTGCGCTTGTTTACGTTATGGCGTCGCATTTTAGCTCTCCTTTGGAGTGGGTGGCACAAGTGGTTCCTTGTCACTACTTGTGTTAGATGACACAACGGGGTCCCGGCGCTCTAGGAGCCCCATGCTGACGGCTTCGTCGAAGTTGTTAGGGTCAATGAGCCAGTTGTACATTTTGGCGCCAGAACCGAACTGGTTACGCATTGTTGCTGGTAGTGTTGCGAAGGCTACTTCGCCTCTCCTTAGATATTCTGCTGCGTCAACGGGATCGTTTGGCATTTCGCTGAAGTCGCCGTAGATGGCGTTTGGATCTGGCCAGTATGGGATTCTCGAGCCGTCCTTTACTCCGAATCGTTTCATGATGACGTTTATATCTTGTTCGTCCATTGGTGCTTGTTCTGTCATTCCGGGGTCTCCGGTGCAGTCGATTGCTGTTGCGTCTGTGTTCTTTTGCATCTCGTCGTAGTCGTAGGGATTGCCGAATGTGATTTTCATCGGTATTGCCTCGTGGTATGTGATCCGCCTTTGAAGTTGGTGCGGGTCTCGTCGTAGCTTTTACCTGCTGTTGGGTCTTTGGGTATGTCTTTCGGTTTGAGGAACTCTCCGAGTTTGGTACCCATAAGCATGTCTTTGAATTCTCCTGCGCTTGCCATTAGTGCGGCGCTGTTGTTGAGGTATGGCTGTATTTTTTCGCGCCAGAATGCTGTCTGGAAGTTCTGTTCGTTTAAGGTTGTTTGGGAGGCGTCGAGTTTTGCCGCGGCTTGGGCTCTCGCCGTTCCGGCTCCAAGATTAGCGATATTTGCTTGCCAAGTTTCTGCGGTTTTTCCGCTGGTGTAGGTGTCTGCTGCGAGTCCGGCCATGATTTTTTCTCTGAATTTGGATCCATAGTCGCCTGTCTGGCTGAGGTTTGCCATCGGGAATTTTAGTGCGCTGTCGTATCTGGTGTTCTGTTCCTGTGCTTCTATCAAGTGTGACTGTGCTGCTGCTGCGTTTGTCTGCTCTCTAACGAGTCCTCTTTGTGCGCTACTATTTGCGAAGTCGTTATAGAGTTGTAGAGCTGATCCTATTTTGCTGCCCGTGTTTTGTGTTAACGGTGTGTTCGTGGACGCTGCTCCTGATTGCGTGCTGTTCCCTCCCTTCTCGTATGCTAGTGCAGGATTTAAACCTGCTTTTTTCATGTCCTCTACCGCGCGTTGCCATTGTGTCTCGGATTGCTGTTGTTGGAACGCGAGTTGTTTATCGACGTTTGCTGCGTTCGATTTGTTAGTATTCCAGTTGCTCCATGCGTCTACCGCTGTTCCTGCTATGCTGCCTATTACTGGTCCTATTCCTGCGCCTCCGGGCGGTTGTGCTGGCCGTTGTGTTGGGAGTGGCATTGCTCCGCCTGCTCCGGGATATCCGCCGGGTATCCCGTATACACCTGGCATTGCCATTAGAATGTCCCCATAAGGCTACCTGGTACTCCGTATGCTGGCAGCGCTCTCGTTGTTTTGGTTTCAAACATGATATCCGCGAGGTATTGCCAGTAGTCGGCGGTTGCTCCTGCGCTTAGTGCTCTTTGGAATGGTGCTGTCTCTTGGATGAATGTGGTGCCTAGTGTTGGCAGTGCGAGGAATGTCTGTGATAGGTGCCACTGGTCGATTTTTCCTGTGTTTTTGCTTCTGAATAGTCCGCTAATTCTGCTTTGTGCGAATCTGTATTCGGCGAATCTTTCTTGGTAGCCGAAGGCTGCTGTATCTGCTGCGAGTCCTTGGCAGTATATCTCGTCGTTTCTAATTGCTTGTTCGCCTAGTGCTGCGAATTCTGGCCATGCGAAGTCGTAGCGTGTGCTTCTGGTCCACATTCTGTGTAATCCTTCTTGGTATGTCGGCCGTGTCATTAAGCTCATAAGGCCGATGATGTAGCCGTGTTCCTGTGCTACTAGCGTGTAGTGGTGTTGTCCTGTTGCTGTGGCTTGGCCGCCTAGCCCTGCGAAGGGCGTTGTCTGTCCGGTGATGGCTGCGCCGGATGTCTGTGCGATTGCGGCTGTTTGGATGTCGCTCTTGCCGCCTCCGATGTATTCTGGTCTCTGTAGTCTGCTGTCCTGTGGGTGGACACCCCAGTGCATTTGTAGTGATTCGGTGTATCTGGTGCCGCCTCTGCTGTCTCTTTCTAGTAATTTTTGTGTCTGTACGGCTAGTCGTAGTGCGTTAATTGTGGCACTCGTTGCTTGTGATAGGTCGGCGTATACTTGTGGCGGTGCTCCTACTCCGCCGCTGTTTGCTCGCATGAAGATTGTTCCGATTCCGGCTGTGTTGCCGGCGTACATGTTCGGGTATACTGTGCTGATGCCGGGCGTTTCGTTAATGGTGCCGCCTGCGAGTGGTGTTGCTCCGAAGTTGGTTCCGATGCCGATAACTGGTGCGTTGCCGCTTAGTGGTAGTGTTACGGCTGCGCCTTTTTGTGGTGCCGGTAGTGCGGCGGTGAAGTAATCGTGCTTTTTGTTTCTGCGGAGTAAGTTGTAGTCTACTGGTGAGTCTCCGCTGTCTCCTGTGAAAAATACTAGGGTATTTTGGAGATTTTGGTCCCTATACCATTCGTTGTATATGAACGAATATGCGCGGAAGGGTAGTGCGTTTACGGCTTTTGTTTGTCCTACGAAGTTTGATAGCGGTACTCCCATGTAATCCGCGAGCATTTGGCTTGTGTTTGGTACGCTGAAGGCTGTCGCTATTCCTGTGTATGTTACTTGTGGTATGACGAATGAGATTGAGTCTCCGGGGTTTGCTTGTTCGCCCATGAACTTTTTCCAGTTGGTCCATACTAGTCTTGCTGGGACGAAAAAGAATTGTGTTTCGACGCACGCGTTGTCCATCATTGGGAAGTATAGCGTGCTTAGTCTGGCGAATAGTGTGACTTTTCCGCTGTGTACGTCCCCCGGTAATACTTCGTCTACTAGGATTGGAATTAGGTATCCGCTTGGTGCGGTTGTTTTGTGTTCGTGTACTCGTCTGAATGTGCTTCTTGGGATGTCTGCTTTTGGTACTAGTGCGTAGTGCTCGTCCACTACTCTGAAGTTGCGTTGGTTTAGCATGTTTCTCCTGTGAGAAGGGACCCCCGGAA